CGAGGTGCAGGTTCTCGTCAATCGTCGTGCGGATGGCAAGCTCTAGCGATTCAATCATACAGGCGGCATCCCGCAGGCACATCGCCGGGATGTGGTCTGGGGCTTGAATCTGCTCTGCGAGAATGCGGAGAGCTTTAGGCATGTAGTTCAGTTCTTTTTTGGTCATAGTGTTATTTTGGAGAGGGTCATGCGCTGGAGAGCGCGGACGGCGTGGAGCATACCGGTCTGGGTGTCGGATTTGTCGCGGAGAGCCTCGGCCACTGCATCGTCGATCGTGCCAGGTGCGATGATGCGGTAGATGATCGTCTCGGCGGTCTGTCCGGTTCGGATCAATCTCGCGTTGGTCTGGACGTAGGTTTCGTGGCTATACGTCAGCGAGCACCAGATAGCGATCCGGCAGGACTTCTGGAGCCCGTCGATGCCGTGGGAGAGTGAGCGCGGATCCGCGACCCAGATTGGGATGCGACCGTCCTGCCACTCACCTAAAAGCATCTCGTCGAACATTCGTGCTTCGGGGATCGCGGCGAGGATGCGGGCGCTTTCGTGCTTGAAAGCGGTGAGGATCAAGACCGGCTCGCCCTTGTGCTTGTCGAGCAGACCGCGCAGCGCGTCGAGCTTGGCCGTGTGGACAGGCAGGACGTTCCGGTCTTCGTCATAGACCGCGCCGGAAGTTAGCTGGAGCAGCTTGTTGACCAGTACGCCGGCGGATGGTGCCGTGATCTGGCCATCGGCAATCTCGGCCAGCATCTCCTTCTCCATCGTCTTGTATTGTTTGCGGGCAGCAGGCGGTAGGGTCGCCGGTATGTCTATGATCGAGGATGATGGGAGGTCGTTCGGATCGCCGACCATCACCAGCGCGAGGTCGGAGAGGCGGCGGTCGATCTGTTCCTTCGCGCCGGTAACGAGCTTGTAGGTGTAGCCCATGTAGTCGGCAGGGTAAAAATGCTCGTCCTTGTAGCTGGCGAACGTCTTGCCCAACCGCTTGCCATCGTCGAGCATCCGCACCTGCATCCACAAATCGAGGTAGTTGTTTGGGATCGGCGTGCCGGTTAGCCCCCAGCGGCGGGTGATGGCGCCGAGGTGCTTGTGGAGGGCTTTGAAGCGTTTGCTCTGCGGGTTCTTGGCAAGGCTGAGTTCGTCAATCACCAGCGTGTCCACCGGGCAAACGAACGTCTTGCGCTTTGGAAACATCAGCGGCAGGCGGTTCGGCAGCAGCTCGGAGTTGATCAGGTAGATGTCGGCAGTGCCGTCCAGCCACGCTTGCAGCCCCTCGGCGGTGCGCAGGTTTACCACGCGCATCCATGAGGTATGCGCCCACCGAGCCACCTGCGCCGGCCATGTGATCGAGCAGACGCGGAGCGGTGCGACGATCAGCGCACCTTTGAGCTGGCCGCAGGTGGCGAGCGTGTCCAGAGCGGTCAGCGTGACAACCGTCTTGCCCTTGCCGGGTGATACAAAAAGTGCAGCCCGGTCGTTAGCGAGTAGATGCTCCACCATGGGGATTTGGTAATTGAAAGGCTCGAAGGTTTCGGTCATAAAAGGATTTGTTGAGACGTTTTGCGAGCGATACGTGCTTTTGCGATTTCCAGATACTCTGCATCGCGCTCGATGCCGATGAACTGAAATCCTTCCAGCACCGCCGCCTTGCCCGTGCTACCGCTGCCCATAAACGGGTCAAGCACGATACCCTCAGGAGGTGTAACGAGCCTACATAGGTAGCGCATCAGGTCGGTGGGTTTGACGGTGGGGTGGTTGTTCTTACGCTCAGCCTCAATTCTCCCTCGACGCTCCCAAGATGTTCCAGACGGCCTGTCGTCGCCAATGCTTGCCTTTTTAGCTTCCCCCTCGCATCCCTCATCCCGATCCTTCTTGCTGGCTTTAGGCACATAAAAAAAACGTGATGCGGAACCTTGCTTATCAGATGGGAACAACTCCACCACCTCGTCGCTGCCGTCGTGGATGAGGTTGGCGGGCCAGCGGCCTTGCAACGGCGTCTCAACATCTTGCCCGCCGCTGCCAGTGTTAAAATTTTTGGCGTTTCTGCGAGTAGGGAATGTGGGGCTTGGCTCTGTCCCCACCCTGCACCCATCCACATTGATCGCCCCCGTCCCATGCTCCAGCACGTTCGCCGCTACCGTCTTTTCACCGAGAGGCTTGCGTGCTACGGTGATCGGCTCTAGCGCGGGCTTCAGCGCGGTTCCCCAGCCTTCCCAATCACCGCTACCCGTCGTGCCATTGCCTTTGCCACGTGTCCATGCCTCGCCGGGGGTCTCTGCCCTTTGTGGCTCAGGTTTTGCCAGCTCTTCAATCCTTGGCGGGATGCTGCCTTGATGCTGCGACTTGAAGCCCTGCCACTTGGCAGCGGTCGGCACAAGCGCCCGCCGCGCCATCACGGGCCTTTCCTTGGTGGCCGCGTTCACAATCTGAATCTCGCAATCCCAAAACCTGCGGCCCAGCGTTTGGCTCACGGCCTCCAGTGTTGAGTTGTCTCGCAGCCACTGACAGAACTCGATCTCCTCCGCCTTGGGTTCCGCCTTGGGTTCCGCCTTAGGTTCCGCCAGCTTTGCGATGGCGGCGGCCACGTTGAGCGACTTCGGAAACCCGCTGCCATACACCCACGCGATCATGTCCCGTATCTCAAATCCAGCATCCTCAATCCTCACCGCCATCCGATGCTGTGTCCTTGTCCCAGCAAACGCCAGCAAATGCCCACCAGGCTTCAACACGCGCAGACACTCAGCCCACACCTCAACGCTAGGAACATCATAATCCCACTTCTTCCCCATGAAACTTAACCCATACGGAGGGTCAGTCACAATCGAATCGACCGAGTTGGCGGCCATGGTCTTCAAAACTTCTAGGCAGTCGCCGTGGTGTAGTTGGTAGTTCATATCAGTCATTGGTAGGTCATGGTAATAAGGTCAATCAGCCGCTTACCCGCCGCAATGTCGTCGCAGGTAGTGGCGTGGAACGTGTGATGGGCCAGCCGGTCGAGCCAGCGGGCTTGCAGCGCGGTTGGCCGCTTGCCCGGCGCCTTGAACTCGATGAACAGAACGCGGCCATGGTAGAGGAACATGCGGTCGGGCTGCCCCTTCTGGTTCTGCCCGGCGAGCTTGAGGCTCAGGCAGCCCTTGGCCTTGGCGTAGGCGCAGACTGCCTGTTCGATGGTGGATTCTCTCATCGTTTCGTGGTTAGGGATTGGATGGCTGCACGCAATCCCTCATACGCCAGCATGGTATTGTGTTCGCCTTTGGCTGCGATAAGTATGGTTGCTGCATTGACCGCCTCCACCAGCCTGTCTTGCTGCTGGGTGACGGCGGTTAGTTCAGATCGTAAATCATCAGTAATATCTGCGATTGCTGCCGACCATTCGCGGGAGAATTCTATTTTTTCCCTCGCCTCGTCCCGCTGCTCGGTGACGGCGGTGAGTTCGCGTTCGAGTTTACGGGCAAAGTCGGCACGCACAACCATTGGGTGATCCTGTAATGCCCATGTCATACACGGAAATTCGTGTTCATCCGTGTCAGGTGTCGGTGTGTCGTTCATCTTGCGGATTTGTTCGTGGATCGGGCTGTCGCTCCATGTGTGGTCTGTGCTCATGACGTTCGTTTGTGGACTGAGGATGACATATGCCATGCATTGCAAGTTGAGCAGCGATATGCACGCAATCGCGAGACGCTAGAGCCTCGGTTGAGTCTAAAGGAAATTGCTTTACTGCACGATTGCTCACTTGAGAAGCAGACTTTTCCGCAATCATTGCTCAATCTTGTCCCTAATTTCTGATTACCCGGCTCTTCCCGGTTGTCACGATCTAGCATTGCTGCTTCCTTAAAATTCTCAGGGATATAATCAGCATCATCTCCGCCTAGAAGACTCAACAATCGGTCAATTTCAGATTTCTTCTTGTGGTTCATCGGCTCGAAACAACTGGTTTTTTGAATGCGCGGATGCCGAAGGTTGCGGCAAGTGACTCGACCTTGTAGCCGTGCTCCTCCATGTCCTTGAGTTCGGCAAGGATCTCGGCTCGGCGTGGTTCGATCTTGACCAGCATTGGCTCTCTTTCAGCGAGCATGTGCAAGTCCACCACCTCGAAGTCCCACGCGAACCGCA